AGATGTAAACTTTTTAGCTAGATCAGAAACAAATCTAGTTATATCTACTACTATAGGTAATAAGTGAGTACCTAGCTCTATAGCTACTACCTGTAAATCTGCTAGTACCTGTTTAAATTTATGTCCTGCTGTCTCAGCTGTAACATCAAAAGCATCATTTACAAATCCTTGAGAGTCTTTCATAGAATCTAAAACCTCTGTATATGATTCTGTTTGATTTCCTAATACTCCTAATACTCCTTTCAAAGCCTGAGACTTAGTAAAGAATTTAGATAGATCTATATTATTCTCTTTAAATCTATCCTGTAACATTAAAAGAGTATGCTGTAATCCTTTTTCTCCTAGAGATGTTCTAACATCATCTACAGATAATCCTACTCCATCTAGAGCCTCCTCCTGCTGTTTTGTAATCTTAGCAAAGCTCATCATGATACCAGATAGACCAGTAGTAGCAGCTGTAGCTGATCCTGTAGTACGAGTATATGTAGAAACCATAGCTCCCAGCTCCTCCATAGATATACCTAGATTAGCAGCTAATCCTAATTGCTCTCCTAATACGTTAGCTAGTTCTGCTGATTCAAACATACCAGTTCTAACCATAGTACCAAACATATCTAGAGCATCTGATGCACTTACTACATCACTACCATAGGCATTGGTCGCAGCAGCAGCGACCTTAGCTAAATCTCCTTGCTCTCCTAGTCCTACAGCAACACCCTTAGAAACAGCCTCTAGAGCCTCCATAGCACTAGCTGAATCTAAACCTGCTGATGTTAAAAAGTATAAACCATCTGCTAACTCTACTGGAGATTGTGCTGTAGTACCAGCTAAATCTTTTACCTCCTCCTTTAATTTTGCTACCTCTCCAGCACTAACACCTACTAAGGTTTGTATCTTAGTCATTGATGTCTCAAAATCCATAGCACTCTTTGCAGAGGCTACTCCTATAGCAGCTATAGGGAGCGTAATAGCTCTAGTCATGTTAGCACCTACAGACTTCATTTGACCGCCAAACTTTTTTAAGTTTCCAGCCATTTTATTAAGTCCCTTACTAAATGCCTTAGATTTAAGGTTTAAAAATACGGATAATGTTTTGACAGATTGTGCCATTATTTTTTATAGTTTTTATTAGCTTGTGCTATTAAATACTCAGCTTTCTTTTTATCTGATATGAGTTTTTTTGCATTTACTTTTTTCTCCCAGTCAAACTCTATTAAATCTTTTAATTTAATTTGATCTGATCTCTTACGCTCAGAGTTTATTAGAGCTACAGTTTGAAACCTTACTCGCTCCCATTCTCCTCTCATTAACTCAAAATCCTTATTATTTCTACCCTTTAATTTGAGCTGAAACATTCTAGGAGTATAGTCCCAAAACTCCTCAGGATTCATATTTAAGTAACCTAAACCTAGCTCTAACAGATATTCAAAAGTAACAGGCTCTACTTCTTCGCCTTCAATTTCTTTTTTTTTTCCTCAGGATTTACTTTTGCCATCTGTTCAGAGAAAATTTCCATAGCTTCATTAAATACCTCCATCCCCTCATCATCTATCCAGTCTGCAACATCATCTGATGTATATTTAAAATCTTCTTTTGATTTTCTAGCTCCATGTTTTAATCCTACGAATATAAGATCTATAGCATTACTTAATGATATATTATCTCCTACGTTAGATAATTCATGCAGTCCTAGTCCTGAAAGGTCGCACCATTGAGATAGAGCTGCGAATCCAAAATGTATTGGTCGCAACTCCCCTCCTATAGCAATTTTTTTAAGTTCACTCATAATATAATTTTTTCTCAAATATATAAAGAAAAAAACTAATTATTATTATGCACTAGCTTGAGTTAATGTTCCTGTACCTTGTACTGATACTGAATAAGAAGAAAATTCTCCTACGTTAGCATTAACACCAATAGATGTTATGTAACCATATCCAGTATATTTTTTAGCACTCGCTTGTCCTGAGCCATCTCTAAATTGTACATAAATTTTTGTACCAGCCTCTAGAGCAGCTATACTAGTATCTCCTGATACAGTTTCTCCTGATGATGTACTGAAAGCCTCACAGTCTAAAGTCCATGATTTAACTCCGTTTATAAATTGTTTTCTCCCTGAGGAGTCTTTGTTTGTTACGTCTATAGTTTCCTGATTTACAGATAGACTCCCAGTAGTAGCACCAGCTACAGCTGTAGGAGATGTACTCCCTGATAAATCTACACTTAAAACTATAGCACTTCCTGTAATTGTTTTAACAGCCATTTTACTATTTTTTTATTTTATTTAACCTTAATTATGATGCACTATAAGATAATGCTCCTGTACCTTGAATACTTACTGAGTATGTAGCAGCGTCCTCTGTTCCACCTGATGCTGTAAGACTTGTAATATATCCGTAACCTGTATAATAATTTCCTCCAGTTTTACCTAAAAACTTTACGAATACTCTACGAGGATAATCAGCTATTATAGGAGATATAGCTCCTGCTGCTACGCTAATCCCCATCGCTGGTTGTGCCATAGTAGCAAAATCTACAGAGCCATCTTCATTGTAAAATACTTCTGCATCTACAGTCCACGTTCTACTTAATCCACAATACTCTTTTTTGTCTAAGGATGTTTTATCCGTAACCTCAGGAGCATCTATTGTCATTGTAAGACTACAACTAGTAGCAGCAGCTATAGCAGTCAATACTGGTGTAGTGCCATCTGCTGTATTTGTAGTATCGTCAATACTTAGTACCATATTAGTACCATTAACCATTGTTGCCATTTGTTATTATTTTAAAAATTAATCTTTTGTTTTTTTACTTTCCTTTTTTGTAGTTTTTTTTACGAGGTTAAACTCATCCTCTATTACTCCCTCCTCTAAGAGATTCATGTAGCCATCTCTATCTACTGGTCCATACATATCTCCCTCCTGATGAGGGAATCTATCTTTTATTAATTTAACTTTATACATATCTTTAATTTAATGATTCGTATTTATTATATATATAATCTTTTATTTTCTTATATATTATATCTGTAGGCTGAAATGGTGCTAAATCATCTCCTGTACTAGAATCAGGTACAAATAACATCATCTCATAAATAGCAAAACCTATACTAGAATCTTCACTACTCCCCATACCTGCAAAGGTAAGAGAATTAGAATAAGTATCACTATTACCTGTAAAAGAATTGTCTTTAATTATTTGCCCTGTAGTTAGCTTAGGTTTATATGTATCATTAAAATACTCATACCATCCACTATTATTTTTAGTTCCTCCTGTTTGAGCTTTGTTACCTCCTACTGATATAGCTAGAAAATGGATATCAGCATCCCAGTAACTAGGAGAGTGTGTACTACTTACTAGAGTAATAGTTCTACTAGAGTAAGTAGATAAATCTCCACATGGATTGAATTGAATTTTTATATCACTACCTACTTTTTCATGATTTACAGATAGATTACCTTCCTCAGATGCAGAAACATTATTACCTGATAAAAAGTTTTGAGAGCCACTCCTTATAGGTTTATATACATATATTAATAAACCTCCATAAGCTAGAGATATAGGCTCATAAGCTGATCCTCTAAATGTTCTAAAATTTTCTGTACCTGAAAAATAACCATAAGAAGGAGTAGTAGTACCTTTAAACCATTGAGGTTTATCTGCATCTAAGCACCTCAAATAAGGATGATATTCTACTATACTATCTGTAGGAGTTTTCTGAGCGTAATAGTTTCCTATTTTATTATATAAAAATTGTACATCTCCAGCATTATTTGCTGATGTCCTTTGATTATCATCTTGACCTGCAAAGACTAGAGCAGATGTTTCTTTACTAGTTATCTGAGTAAAATCTAATGATAAAATAAAAGGATTTGTAAAGCTACTTATAGATGTAGCTGTACCAGTTTTACCTTTGCTATATGCAAACTGTTCTAAGTTCCAGTAAAAAAATACATCATAATCTATAGTTCTAGTAAACAGCCTTAAATCCTCAAAATAATCGTCTATCTCTCCTGTAAAAAAAACATTAGATATATCTATATTATCTATAAGACTATGATTATTTCCGTACTGATCCTGATAACCTTGTACCTCATCTAATCCTATAGAGGAAAAATCTTTATAATTATCTAATACGTTTTTTATTTCGTTACATATTTTAGATGTAGTTTTATAACTTAAAGACACCACCTGAATACTAAGATCACATTTAAGCATATTAGCATTTTTATCTTTTGTAGTTTCTAAGTCTAGCATCTGATGATAGATAACAGCTGGATATGAGCTAGAAGATGATAGAGAATACTTTGCATTTTGAGGCATGATAATAGGAAATATGCCACCACTAGCTAAATCTGAGATTTGACTTTTTAAAATTGTATGTATAGCTTGTCCTATCATGGTTTATAAGTGTTTGCTAGTTTATGTTTTTCTAATATATTGTTTTTTATTTCGCTATATTCAGCACTTCCAAAAGTTAATTTTTTAGGTACTACTACTAAATCATAAATATGTAACTCATCATTAAGATTAATAGTTCCTGCTCCGTTAGTATTGTAGCTAGTTCTATTACTATGTATAGTACCAAAGTTCATAAAATACTCGCTCCATGTTGTAGCAGCTGTAGCTGAAAAAGTGTTAAATCTAGTATTATCTCCAGCCCAGTTTTTAGTTCTATATGATGCAGTAACTATATCTGTAAATCCCTCTAGCTTTGTAGTAGATGTTCTACTAATACTAAAAGCAAAATATACTGGCTCAGAGAATTTTAAATCAGGATTTAATCCTGTATTAGATTGCAGAGAAATTAGAGTACCTGATTTCTCAGATTCTCCTCCTGATCCATCATCTTCTCTAGCTGTAAAAAAAAACTTAAAAAATACATCACTACCTGATATTTCACTCTGTACTCCTACTCCTCCTGATGCTATAGTAGTAGTAGTATCTTTAAATAATATAGATGCTCCTTTATTATTAGTGTATGAATCAGGTAAGGTAATAACACAAAAAAAAGTCATTTCTTTATAACTTCTATTAAAAGCTAGAGAGGTATTAACAGCACTTAAAAACTTACTAGAGCCAAACTCTAAATAGTTACGCTGATTAAATTTAGGAGGAGTTAAAGCACTCTGTTTTAATGTAGGTCTATTAGTATTGCTTGTACCTGTTTTATCATAAAAAACTGGATATTCATTGTTAACACTTAAAGCTGGAGTAATATACTGTATATTATCATCATCACTATAAACACAGGGAGACCATATATAATTAACACCATCATTAATGCTAATAGGTTGATCATATAATGGATTACCTCCTGAGCTAGTCTTAGCCATTAGATTCAAATCATCTAATTTTAAATAAAAATCAGCTCCCCAGTTTGCAACATCATTTATATATGTTAGTTTAAAAGTTAATGTATTCCTGTAATTTTCTAAAATATCATCAAAAGACTCTGTAGAATTAACAAAAAATAAATCTATTATTTGAATACCTGCTACATATTGTATAGATCCTGTACAGGCTGGAGAACGATCTCCATATTTACCATGATTAGGAGATCCCGAATATAATGGAGTACCATATCCTATACTATTATCATCATTTGAATTATAGATATTATTATATCTATGTAAATTGTTTATTATTAAAGTAGATAATTTAGATACATCTGCGTAAGTTTCTGATACTATATCTATCTCTATGTCTATAGTGTTTGCTAAAGCTCTAAAAGATTTTATGTTAGAAGGCTCTATATCTCTAATAGTATATACTATAGATGGAGTTCCATAGTTTTGAGGTAATACATTAGGAAATACATTATCTCCTACAATATCAAAAACCTCAGCTTGAGGGTTTAGATGTGAGTTAAGAGTTTTATCTCCATAACCTATTAA